GAAGGCGTCTGTAACAACCGAACTGATAGTCTGCCAGACCCGCCATAACCAGCTGGGTCAGTATTAACTGGCAGCGTTCGCGTGAAAGGTAAGTATTCTGCGCAATCTCCCCGACTGTCGCCGGTTCGGTGACGCTTAATTCATTAAACACCACTCTGGCGGTTTCTGTCATATCCTGCTGTTTCAGCATGTCTTTTTCCCTTTTTCGGTTAACGTGACACACCAATAACTCTTGTCGAAAAAGCCAGCAAGCTGAAAGACAGGTATTCACCGCCACCAGCACGTTTACTGTACTGGACCGATTTCAGCCATAAAAAAAACCCGCTCGCGGCGGGTTTAAGTTGTGTGGCGAAGTAACCACTCTTAACATACTGACATACTTTTTGCGGACCGCACTAATCATTTTTTACTTTTTTAGCAGCCAGTCGTCCATCTCCAGTCTTACCCCCAGCACAGACAAACATCCGTCAATAAACCCTTCGGCTATCTGCATCTCAATTCGTATTGCTTTTTCGCTTTTCTTTCTCTTCCTGGCTATCTGTCTTTTTGATATTCGCAACAAATAATGAGCAATGAGAAGCGAATACTCCTCAGGTTTTTTCTGCTTCAGACGAGCAAGACAGTTTTCAATGATAAGTCCGTCATCATCGCAGCAGGCCGGACGTGGTTTAGTGGCAGATGGTAAAAGTCCTTTGAATCCGGCAGCGATCGGAGAATAGTCCACCCCGGTGTTACCACTTGCAGCCCATGCCCCCCAGCGTTCAAGAACCATCTGAATATCACGCATCAACTTTCTCCACAAAATCAGGACAGCACACCTATCGCCAGCGCGCGATCGATAAAACGAAATATCAGCTCCAGTTGGGAACCATACTTCTCTTCAAATGCCACGGTATCCGCATGCAGTTCGTCATGGTGTTTTCTGCACAAAGGCAACACAAAAAGGTCATGCGCTTTTGTACCCATTCCACCCTGACCATGACCAATCAGGTGATGAGGATCGTCGGCTGGCTTACCACAACATGCACACGGCTGCGTCTTAACCCAGCGCGTGTACTTTTCATTAACCCAGCGACGACGTTTTGGGCGTAACATAAAAGACTCCGGCGACTCCGGATCCACTTTCAGCGCCAGCACCTTTTTCGCCTTATCCTGGATGATGCTGGTGGCAGGAACCGAAGGCACAAGGTCACTTTCCCGGGTGACAGACGGCACAACAGGCTTCGGTAATCTCAGTGCCTTACGGGCTGCACTTTCCGGTAAGGCATCCGCCAGGTCATTACGAATCAGCCACCAGCACAGTTCCGGCATTGTCACAACGTGACTGTCATCAAAACCAAGATCACGGCGCACAACAGATAACACCCAGCGGGCACAGTTATCCGTTGCCATTGCTTCCAGCCGTTCCGTGAACTGGTCACGGAGAAGATTGTCACAGTGCCAGCACAGACGGATTGCACCCGGCGCGTGCCGCATTGTGGTTATGTTCTCGCTGTGCCATCCGGAATGAGGCCACTGACAGCCCTTTTCACGAAGTAACCAGCTTTCAAGACATTCCACCCCACCAGTACAACGAATAACTGCCTCATTGCGGAACACGGCCCGAACGGCAGGATCATCCGCCAGCGGTTGTGATGCTGCCGGAACGGCACCGCTGGCGAAAGATGAATAACGTTCCGGCTCAGGCTCCAGCAGGACACGCCCCTGCATAAACAGGGGCATCAGCTCTGAACCGGGCCTGAACAATACAATCCCCATACGCGGGGCAATTTCAGGGGTCAGCAGTGCTCTCACGGTCACCTCAGCAAACGATATTGAATGCATACAGAGAAAAAAACTCAGTCATCACGCAGTAAACTCCTTCACCAGTATTTCAAACTGGCTTACCTGTCCTTCCAGTTCCGCCACGCAATCCACCAGCTCATCCACCGCCTTTTGTGTGCGGTGTTTTGCCTGCAGCAGATCACGAAGCGCCGGAGTAAGCTGCTTGCGGAGCGTATCTTTTTTCACGCTCGTTTTTTCCATCTGTTCAGCACAACGAAGCATCTCCTGCGCCTGCCGACGAAGTTGTTCCGGTGAAACAGTGATTGTTCTGTTGTTCAAAATAAACGCTCCGTTTTACTGCCCGACATGCGGTTATTGCTGTATCTGCGCGGATTGCCCGGCGTCATGGGTGTGGAAAGAACCCGGGCACTCTCCTGGTCCACAGGCAGAAAATGTCCGTTATGAAAACGCCGGTAAATGGTCCCGAGCGTGCCATTACGCTGTTTCGTGATGTTGATTTCTGCTATGCCTCTGGCCTGAGTTTCCGGGTTGTATACCTCATCCCTGTAAAGCATCAGAATGATGTCGGCATCCGCCTCGATTTCCCCGGAGTTTTTCAGGTCCGAGTTCATTGGGCGTTTATTGGGTCTGGATTCCACGCCGCGGGAGAGCTGGCTCAGAGCAATCAGCGGAAAACCGCCGGATTTTGCCAGGCTTTTAAGTCCCTTTGAGATTTCCCCCACCGCAAGGTCGTGACGCCCCGTGCTGCGGGTTTTAATCAGGCCGAGGTAATCGACCACCACCAGCGCCGTTTCCGGGTGTTTCATCCGGTGGTGCTTCGTGGTTGCACATATCTCATCAATGGTCAGGTTTGCCTGGTCCACCATCCAGATATTACGCCCCGTCATTCGTCCCACGCCCTGCGAGAAACGCGCCCAGTCTTCATCTTCAAAACGGGCAACAGACTTAAGACGGGATACCGGCATTCCACCGGCAGCAGACACCATACGTTCACCAATCTGGATGTTCGCCATCTCCATGGTGAACAGAAGCACGCCATGCCCCTGCTCAGTCACCTTGTCGATGATGTCCAGCGCAAGTTCGGTTTTCCCCATCGAAGGACGGGCGGCAATGAATACCAGGTCTCCGGGCTCCATACCGCCCGTTTTTGCGTCCAGTTCATCAATACCGGTCATCAGCGCCCTGGATTTCTCCAGTCCCTGATTGCGGCATTCAACACGGTCGACCACTTCCGGAAGGACATCATCAATGTGAACCGGCTGAATGACGCCCTTTCCGGTCGACAGTGAGGCCATCATGTTCTGCGCATCCTTCAGGGCATCCTCGGCTGCTTCACAGGTATACGCATCACGTAAATTCTGTAATGCTTCAGTCAGTGTTTTTTCTGCATCGCGCAGTGCGGCATTGCGCCGCAACGCTGCGACATAGTGCTCCAGTGAAGACTTCACCCAGGTTTTGCGTCCGGTGTCGGTAATCACCGGGGCAAGTTCCGGCATCTCATTGCACAGCAGTACGGGGTCAATGACGCCGGATATGCGAGCCTGTCTGCAAATCCCCGCGTAAATATCCCGGTACTGACGCACAAAAAATACATCCGCCGGAAGTGTGGCCAGAATATCCATCACTTCCGGATCGGCCCCACGCAGAAAAAACGCACCGATGACAGCGCCTTCCAGGTCATCGTTACGCCATGCCGGGGTGTTCTGGCTGGTCATGCGGCAACACCTCCGATACGAGAACGGTAGCTGGGCCAGTTAAACGACAACCAGTTGCGCCCGCCATCGGTGATCCTGTCGGCAATCCGGGGACTGATGAACGCCCACAATTCTTCCGGTGAAAGGTTGCTGATCAGGATAGTTGGCAAAATACCCTCATACCGGGCATTGATAATTTCCTGCAAAATGGCCATTTCAGCCGCACTGCCAAACTGAACGCCGACTTCGTCGACAATCAGCAAATCCAGTGACGCATAATGCTCAATGACGTCATCCGCTGTTTTTTCACTGTCATTCCGCCAGCAGTTTTTCACAGCCCGGGTAAGGCGCATCACGTCGGTGATCTCCACACTGGCCAGATAGTTACGGATGATGTGTTTTGCCATTGATACCGCCAGATGATTTTTCCCGGTACCGCAACTGCCGGTCATAACAAGACTGGTACCGTTCTCCAGCATATCTGGCCAGTTCTCCGCATAGCGGCGACAGGCCGCAAGATTTCTGGCTGCGTCAGGATTAACCTCCAGATAATTATCAAACTCGCAGTCCCGAAAACGCAGAGCAATTCCGGCGTTATCAGTCAGTTCTTCCGCCTTGAGGGACGACAGTTCCATGGTCAAATCACTGGCCTCAGCGATCAAGCAGTCAGGGCAGCATGAAATTTTTTCTCTGTCCTCGCCATTACGATCGATCCACACCAGTATATGCGTACGATATTTACCGTGTTTTTCGCAATATCCGCGACCTTCACGCATCAGGCAGGAACGATAAGGCCATGGCTTTTCGCCCTTCTGAGCAAATGCAATCTCTGCCCGTAACTCATCCATTTCTGCCCGTAACTCATCCATTCGCGCCTGTAGTCTTGTTTGTTTCTCACGTTGGTCAATCGTCATCATCGCTGTCACCTCAGAATGTCAATTTGTTACTGGATTTACCGAATTTGTCAGACATGGCTCCCAGGCCAGCCAGGACATCGACCTGTCGCTGTCGCCCACCTCCGTGAGCGGCTGGCTGTTGCCAGTAATCTTCGAAGTGACGATCGGGTCCAAAGAACGTCGCAGCCTGCTTCACGAACTGTGTGCCGGTATTTCCTGTAGCACGTACCCAGGCGGCATACCGCTTCACGCCATCAAGCATGGTCTCCGGTTTTATTCCCTCCCTGATACGGGCTTTCCAGGCTTTGAAGGCTGCTGACTTGGAATTGCCACCAGCACGTTTGGGATATTCCTGCCAGGCCTGTTCAAATTCCGGTGAATATTCCTGTCGGGCAGAACGCGCTGGCGCAGACGCGTCAGCGGATGCATCAATAGTGTTTTTAGTCTCCGTTGTAATCTCTGTAGTAATCTCTGTAGTAATCTCTGTATTTGTATCAACATTCGGCGTATCCCCTGTTCCGTTATGACGTCGGGGGGTGTTCCGTTTTAACGTAATAGCTG